AAAAAGTTCGGGAGTTCTGTTACACCCGAACTTTACCGCAATATTCTGCGGTTTAGATCGGTGATTGACCTGTTTTTTCTAACCAATTTTTTAGAAACTCATTACTATCCAAAATTGATTTTATGTAATTTTCATCTTCATGATCAGCTGTTGCTATTAGGTAATTATCGTTGATTAGCTTAACTTCTCTTTGATAGGTCTCTTCATCTAAATATAAATCATACGTTCCCATTCTTGAAATGCCAACATTTAAGTTGATTAATTCAAAGTATTCTCGTGCCATTCTTCGGAAAAATAGTTCTTTTTCATTGTTATAGATACTATTTTTAATAGAGAAGAATATATGTTGATAGTGATTCAATGAGTTAGGGATAGGAAAATCAAGAGTGATTTGTGTTTCTTCAGGAACTGAGAACCCCTTTTCTTCTAATTTTTTAATGATGGTTTGATTGATAAGCTCAATATTTTTTCTACTTAGCTGCCTAGTATCGTAAGAAAGTCTGAAGTATTTCATTTGTTTTCCTTTTTGTTTGCAAAATTGATGTAATCATCTTCAGTAATGTTATCTAATCCCTTCTTAATTAAAATTTTAAGAATCTCGGTATCTTTTATACTCATTTTTGTAAGCACAACAGCTTTAACATGTTCTTCTTGGACTTTTTTCCAAGTTAGATCATCAATATGTTTAGTTGGCATTTTTTATTCCTATCTTTATCAATATGAAAAATCATATCATTTCTTAGAAAAAAAGAAATTATTTTATTGACATCTAAGAAATGAGATTATTATAATCTGGTCAAATCTAATTTCTAAGAAAAAAAGTTTTATTTCTTGAGGGTGGTTTTGTGAGCTTATTTATTGACTGGTTAGAGATAGAGCAGGATTTTGGGATAGAAGTTTCCGAAGATCTATTACTCTCTATTTATGGTCAATATTTAATGGTTGTCACTGAAGGTGGTGAGATTCAAAAAAGTAGAGTTACGGGTAAGTATCATCATAAAGGTAGTTATTGTGATGAAGTAAGTATAAAAATATCCGGTTCCATTATTAGAATGGCCGGGAATCCAAGTAGATGGGGTAGAGTAGAGAATGTTTTTGGTTTCGATACTGTAGATAGCTGTGTTTCTTGTTTTAATTCAATTCTTTCTTCTCTTAAATTACCTATTTTTACTCGTTGTACAGAAATTTTTTATCGTCAGGGTGAAGATGGCTCTAAAGTTTCAAAATTTTCAAATGGCGCAATTATTAAACGTCTTGATATTACAACAAATAAAGCTGTTGGGCAGGATAATGAGCGTACATTTTTAAAAGCTTTATCTCAAATGCGTTATCGTAATTCTATTGGGAGACTTCATACAAATGGTTGTACAACTGATTGGCTTAGTGAAAAAGGAAATGCAAATCTTATATATCCAAGTTGCTACATTAAACATGAAGAAATGCGAATTCATTCTTATGAAAAGATTAAGCGCAAATTTGGTGAAGAATCAAAAGAATTTAGATATTACAAAAGTGTTTATGAATATTGTAGAGAAAATGGTGTAGTCCGTTTTGAGCAAAAATTAAGATCTAGATATTTGCAGCGTGAAAATTTGTGTTATTGGGGAATTAGTGATTTTTCAGTATTAGAAAACTTACAGAAGGAATTTATTGATATGTATAAAAAGTTAAATGTAAGTCAATACGATTTAGAAACTATTGCTGAACAATTAGTTTCTCAAGGGATTGTAGATACATTAAGAAAAGCGACAACTTCAGCATATTATGCAATGTTATGGGCTAGTGGTAAAGAGCTAGGTTTAAAATCTCGTCAATACGAAACTCATAGAGCAAGATTAAGAAAAATAGGTATTGATATTGCTAACCCTTGTGATGTTGAGAAGTTCCAAGCCGTTAGAGTTATAGCCTGTGAAACTATTATTGTTCGTCCGTTTAAAGCACCTGATTTTTATCAATTTCCAAGTAACGCTCCTCAGTTACGTTTTGTTGTTTAATTATTTTTTCATCATCAATTAGGAGAAATCAATTATGCGTACCGGTTTTTATATTGTCGGCATATTAAAAGGCTACAAATCATCATCTTTTACTAACCGCGAAACAGGGGAAGTCAGAGAGCGCCACAATATGGGGGTTCAACTGCAAGAACCTGATGGTTATGGCGGCTATAATACATCAATACAAGAAATTAAGATTGATGATCGTTCTATGAATGATGTGTTAAGAAATACTATTAACCGCTTAAAAGATAAATTAGTTATGGTTCTTGTTTACCCACGTGAATGGGCTATGGAAAATGGCCGTAAGGGGATTACGTACAATTTTGATGAAAGCTCAATTATAGAAGAATTGAAATAATGCGTGAATTTATTCAAATGATTGGTGCAAGTTTTATTGGCTGTAGCCTTGCTCTAATAATTTTTTATTTTTTGGTATTTCATTTATGAGCAATGAAATAGAGATTACAACCAAATTCTGTCATCCTTATATGAATTTCGGTGGTGTTGATGGTTGTAATGATGTGGTTTTGAAAGTCCCACAAGTTGAAGCAGTTAAATTGCAACAGGTGGAACATTCAAAGGGCGAAACAGCAGGAATAGAGTATTACCCTGAATTCTTTGCTGTTTCATTTTCAATCACTTTGCTTTTTTGGCTTGTTGCTAAATTCGGTTGGATGATTATAGAAACAATCAAAAGAGCATAGTTAAAGAAGGAAAACATTATGTTGAAATTTTTGAAAAAGACAAGTGGAAAAGTCGCTGTTGCAACAGCTGGTTTATTAGCCTCTACAATGGCGTTGGCTGAAACACAATCAGTTGATTACACATCATTAACCTCAAAAATTGATTTTAGCACGGCAATTACGGCGGTTCTTGGTGTTATTGCTTTAGTTGTTGGAGCATTGGTTGCTTGGAAAGGTGGGCAGTGGATTATTAAAGCCGTTCGAGGTGCATAGATTAAAGGGGGCTTATAGGCTCCCTTTTTAATAAGGGGGATAAAAATGACTTGGCAAATGATATTTTTTATTTCGGGCTTATTATGTGCTTACGTTGTTATTCGTGGAATAGATGGCTGATTTCTTTTTTATTGATTTTATTTGCATCAACTGTCAATGCAAATACGCATACCACAGAAAACATTAATAAAATCTTGTTAAAAGATAAAATGCAAAAAATGTTTGATATTTCATACAGTGCAACAAAAAATTTACCTATGACATTAGATGACGCCAATGCATTAAAAAAAGCCAATCTATTACGTTCGATTGCTCAAAAATCAAGTCGTGCGGCACTAGCATTGGGTAAAAGACATCCTGTAACGGCATGTGTGGCTTTGGGGGCTAATGATGTTTTGGTTGATGGTTTAATTGATGAAGCATTTCAAAAGTTTACTTCAGCAGAGAAAGATGAAAAAGGGTTTTATGTGTGGGTAAATAACCCGGATACCGGATTGAAAGAAAAATTTTATTTAGATGATGAGCCAACAGAAAGACAACCTATGTTTGTTTATCGGAAAGAGAATGAAATTATTTTTTTCTGGAAAAGTGAACAATACAAAGAATGTAAAAATCAAGACTTTGAGGTTGTTTTAAATTGTACATTGGATAAATCAGAAGAAGATTTTAGAAATGATTCGCTTTTTGTGGTCAGTAATGTAACGTCATCTGCTTCATTAGAAGAAGAAAATAATGATTTTAAAAGATATGACATGACGATTTCTTATTGTAGTTTAGGTGATTGTGATGGCAGTTTTTCTTCAAAATTAACATTTAGTAGAGAGAAAAAAGAAATAGAAATCACGAAAAAATATAATGCGATTGCTGGATCTGATGGTAGCGTATTAGTTAAAGGGTTATCAAATAATAAACCATTTATTAAATCTTCAGATGATATAAGTATATTTCTTAATAATTTAATGAAATTGAATTACCGAAGAAGAAAGGAAAATAATGGATTATGCTTTTTCTCCTTTAATTGTATCTCAAGTCATTCCGAATGAAACATTAACTAAAGATGATATTTTAGGTTTCAAATATAAAGAAGATATGTTTGATAATCCTAAAAAGAATAATAATTCAACAGGAGGAAATTCCAGTTCATCAAAAAATGATCATACGTCATCAAGTAATGAAACTTATGGAGATCCTATTTATCCAGAATTAGAGCCTCCTACGGCATACCAAATTTTAGAACCACTTAAACAATTTTTCCCAGAATTACAAAATATCCATATTCAGAAAAAAGGTGTAGCTTGTCCAACATGGTCATTTAACGCCTTAGGTCATACTTATACAATTGATAGCCATTGTCCAATTTTAGAGAAAAATAGAAGTATATTATCAGCTTTATTTATTTTGATTTGGTCAATCATAGCTATTAGAAGATTGTTAAATGCATAGGGAGGGGAATATATGGGAAGTTTAATATTGCGTTTATTTAATGGTTTGTTAGGGTTTGTTTTTAAAGGACTTGTTGCAAAGTTTTTTGTTTTCTTTGCTTTGTTTTATATTACAACTGAATTTATTCCTGTTGTTATTGATTTATTTATTCCTCAAAATTTAAAAATTAATTTCCAACAATTATTTAATAATCTACCGAATGATATATGGTATTTCTTAGAATTATTAGAAATCCCTTTTGGTATATCGTTGTACATTTCAGCAATACTTGCAAGATTTATTATTAGAAGAATTCCGGTGATAGGATAGTTTTATGGCAATTTTAGCTTATGTTGGTATTCCTGGAAGTGGTAAGTCTTATGAAGTTGTCAGTTCCGTCATTTTAGAACATTTTAGAAAAGGGCGCCGAATTGTCAGTAATATCGAAGGTGTAACTCATCAAAAATTAGTTGATTATTGTGTATCAAATGGGGCAAAGATTGAAGATTTAGGTGAATTTATCAGTGTTGATGATGAAACCTGTCAAAGGGCTGATTTTTTCCCTTATAAAGGAGCAGATGAAACCATTTGTAAAGCTGGGGATCTCATTTGTATTGATGAAGTTTGGCGTATTTTTCCAAGTGATAAAATTCATGAAAATCACCGTTCTTTTTTGGCTGAACATAGGCATTTTACTCACGAAATAACGGGAGAATGTTGTGATTTGGTTGTAATTAATCAATCCATTTCCCAATTGCCCCGATTTATAAAAGATCGTATTGAAATGACTTATCAGATGTCGAAATTAACCGCATTAGGAATGAGAAGTCGCTATAGAGTAGATGTTTTTACTGGGGCAAAAACTACCAAAACAAATAAAACACTTCAACTACAACGTAAATATGATAAATCTATTTTTCCATTATACAAAAGTTATGATGGCAATAATGGTAAAGAAAATGTTGTTGATGATAGAGGAAATATTTTTAAATCGTTTCAGTTTAAGATAATGATAGTGCTGATTGTTGTTTTGGTTATCTTTGGGTATTACGGGTTCGCATCTTTCTTTTCAAATAGTCATAGTAAATTAGTTGACGGCAAAGAACAAAAATCACTACAGCATGACAACCTATCATCAGTAGATGTGAAAGCACCTATTTATATTGCACCTAAATTATCTGAAAAATGGCGAATAACAGGAGAATTAAAAAAAGAGGGGAAAGAATTTGTCATTCTCATTGATACTCAAGGTCGGCTACGATTTGAACCTAGAAATGCGTTTAATTTTAGTGGTCGAATGTTGGAAGGAAAAATTGATGGTGAATTAGTTAATTATTATTCAGGGGAAATAAAATGAAGCGTTGTTTAACGATATTTTTCGCATTTTTGTCAGTGTCTGTAATTGCTAAAAATGTTGATTTTAAATTAGAAGCTGTGCCATTACCTAAAGCAATATCAACGATTTATGATGAAGTATTAGAAAAACCTTATATGCTTGATCCTAAATTAGCTGGGGATACAAGATTAATTAGCTTTCATACTACTGAAAAACAGGATTTTAATCAGTTCATTGAACGCTATTTTGACAATATGAAGATCAAAGTTTATGAGAAAAAAGGCGTGGTTTATATTACCCACGTTGAGCCAAAACCAGCGAAAATAGTCAAGAAGAGTTTTGTTTATAATCCTGTTCATCGTGATACTGAATATCTTGCCCAATTTGTTCAAGGAGAAGGCTCAGTTTCAGCCAGTGGCGATAAACTTGTCTTTTATGGCACAAATGAAGAGATAGCGAGAGCAAAAAGTGTATTAAAATCGGTTGATACAAAGTCTAAAGAGGTTGTTGTAACAGGTTATGTCTTTGAAGTACAAGATATTGAAAAAGAGGGAAGTGGCATTAATTTATTGGCGAAATTGTTATCGGGTAAACTTGGTATTAATATCGGTTATAAACAAAACTATGAAAATTTTATCACTGTCAATGCTGGTAATTTAGATGCAATGATAGAGTTATTTCGCACAGATAGCCGTTTTCAAGTAGTGAGTAGCCCAACTTTAAGGGTTAAATCAGGCTCAAAAGGAAATTTCTCTGTGGGGTCTGATGTACCCGTTTTATCTAATCTCACTTATCAAGATGGAAGACCTATTCAGGCTATAGAATATCGTTCTTCCGGTGTTATCTTTGATATTCAACCGACCATCAAAAACCAAGCGATTGATTTGAAAATCCAACAGCAACTATCAAATTTTGTTAAAACTGATACAGGCGTCAATCAATCCCCAACTCTGATAAAACGAGATATTGTTACCGATGTTACAGTAAAAAATGGTGATGTGATTGTTCTCGGCGGACTTGCTGAAAATAAACTAACAGAGGGGGAGACAGGGTTTTCATTTCTGCCAAAAGGTTGGCTAACAGGGAAGTCAAAATCAAGTACAAAGACAGATATTATAGTACTCCTTCAGGTGAAGGAAATTTAATCTTCCTTTTTTTATAAAAAGGTATGGTAGTATTCAGGTTTGATTGTGTTGTAAATGTCAAACGAATGCTATGAAGAATTTTCTCTATTTTAATTTCAAAGGGATGATGATAGTTCTATCATAACCTGTTGTTCTATGGGTATTAATAGTATTATCGAATTAGATGAAAAATTAGGAGGAACTTCATTGTTTTTTGTTGTATGTTTTTCATTGACAGGTATTTTAGATAGTAATAACAATACCGATTTAAGGGATAAATTATTGGATATTAATACTGACATGTGTGAAGGAAGAAAAGATTTTATCTTGTTTGATTATTTGTCAGAGTTTTTAAGTTTCTGTTTAAAAAATAGCTATATTACCCAAAAAGAATACAACTTTTTGTCTCAATTCAAATTCTATTACAAAAGAGATGGTGTCATTAGATTAATTTAATTCCCATAAAAAATAAAGCTACGCTCGCAACGATGTGAGGACGTAGCTTTATTTTTTATGGGAAAAAGGTTCTAATAATGACATTGTCACAAATTGGCATTTTATCTAATTATTTTTCGCTTGCGAAAAATGGAAGGGCAAACCGGCTGGATTTGCCCGTAAACCTTGCTCGATATAATTTGAAAAATTGACTGTTTTGCGGTGCTGTCAGTTTTAAAAATCCCTGAATATTTGCCGCACCTGCCGGAAAATAAAAATCTTAATTTCTCACCAAAACCGAATAAAACCCACCTAAAAACCTTTACATTCTGATAACAAATCATTTTGCCTAGTCAATAAAATGATTTAAAAACCCGTTACAACGCTTAAAAACTGCTTTATTTGTCTTGTTTAACTAGTATTTGTGACTTGTGCATAACTCTGTGATTTTCTTAATCCGTAGTTTTCGCTCACCTTATCACTAATTTCGCATAATGATTTTTCGGATTATGTTGAATTCGAAGTGCGGTATAATGGCGCAAGCTCCGCACAAGAATTTACACATAATCCGCTGTTATGCGAAATTATAAGTTACTGAATTTATGTCAAATATTACTATTCAACATATCACACCACGGCATTTTTATGAGGCTGTAAAACTCTTGAAACAAACAGATCATCACATCAGATTTAGTTATGATACGGTTGAGATCCGTTTTGTTTTTGACAGATTAGAAACAGCAGAGCAGACACAAGCGAGATTTAAGCAAATGGAGCATTTAGGAGAATTTTTAAAGGAACTGATAAATTCATCAGTTCCTATTGATTTAGACGAGTTTATTAAAATGTATCGTTATCAGCCTAGAAATAAGTTTTTTAATAAGTAGTAACAAAACTTGGGATTCCCTCATAAATATATAAAGCTGCCTTTGGAAAGGTTTCATCATATGGACGGTTATTACTATCAAACCATTTACATAATACTTCATCATCTGTTCTTTCAGAGATTACTGTCATTACAGGACCGCCAGATTTAAGTTGTACTGTATCGCCTACTTTGATTTCTTCCATTGCTTTTCTCCCATGGATATTAGTGAATAAAATTCTATGCAAAAACTTGCATTACCTACTATGTCTACTTTGATTTTATTCCGATTTTGGTTCCGACATAGATTATTACCAAAATCAGTACTACACCTGTTGTTAAAGTCATCATTCTTCCCGACTTAATTTCTGTTTAAAAAGTGTACG